ACAAACGAAAAAGGCCTCTTTTTCGAAGTAGCTTGTACAGGGATTTCAAAATCGGATCTTGAAATACAAACACAAGACAACACTTTAAGGATTAATTACGATAAAAACAAAGATACAGCTTGCTGTGATGTTAATGATTGTGATTATATCCACAAAGGTATTGCAAAAAGATCATTCAATTTAGGTTGGAAGATCGATAGTAAATTTGAATTAAGTAAAGCAAATGCTGAGTTTAAAGATGGTTTACTTAAGATTGAGATTCCTTTTGCTAAAGGATCAGAGTTAAAAACTTTGAAAATTAGCTAATATATTTTATTAAAAAGTGTGTCCTAGCACATTTGTTTTCGTATATTACGGTTATGAAGAAATTTAAACAAATACAGACAATTAACGATCCAGCATTAGAACCTTATTTTATCACTAAGGATGAATATTGTTTTACTGTGAAAGAAAATGTAGCACCTAATACCAGTCATTTCAGGACTCAAGGTAAAGGTAAATCATATGAAAAATCCTTATCCTATTATCCTACATTTGAAGCGGCACTAGAAAAAATATCTACATTACAATTATCTCAAAAGGAAAATTATAATTCAATTCAGGATTATCTTAAAGATTATGATTCAATTAGTAATAAAATTAAAATTTATATAGATGGCATTAGAAGCACTGTTTGATGCAGTTATAGTAAAACCTATAGAAGTTGAAGAAACAACTTATGGAAATATAATTGTTCCTGATATAGGTAAAGAAACAAATGAAACTGGAGAGGTTATAGCCATAGGACCAGGTAAACATACTATTTCAGGAACATTATTACCTACACAATTAAAAATAGGAGATATAGTAGTATTACCTACAATGGGATTTACTAAATTACCTTATGATGGTGAAGAATATTATGTTGGACCCGAAAATCAAGTTTTAGCAAAAATAAATAATGAGTAAAGAAATTACATTTGGTACAAATGCCCGTGAAGAATTAGTAAAGGGTATTGATACATTAGCAGATGCCGTAGTGGCAACATTAGGACCTAATGGTAGGAATGCTGTAATAGATAATGGTGAATCACCCCAATCAACTAAAGATGGGGTAACAGTAGCTAAATCGATTTCATTATCAAACCCAACACAGGAATTAGGTGTTAAATTAGTTAAACAAGCAGCTATCCAAACAGCAAATAAAGCAGGAGATGGTACAACTACTTCAACATTATTAGCACGTGAAATGGTAAAAGCTGGTTTGAAAGCAGTTGCACAAGGTCAAAATGCAGTAAATATTAAACGGGATATAGATAAAGCAGTAGAAAAAGTAGTAAATAAACTAAAAAATATAGCTGAGGATATTACATCTGAAGACCAATTAAAACAAATTGCTACTGTATCGGCTAATAATGATGAAGAAACTGGTGAGCTAATTGCTACTGCTATTGAAAAAGTAGGTATGGAAGGTGTAGTACATATTGAAGAATCCAGAACTGGGGAAACATATCTTGAAACAGTTGAAGGTATGCAATTTGATAGAGGTTATAAATCACCATATTTTGTTACTGATAATAATACAATGTCATCAGTATTAGAAAATCCTATGATATTAATTATAGATCAAAAATTAACCCAAGTAAAAGATTTATTACCAATTTTAGAGGCAGTATCTTCACAAGCTAAATCATTATTAATTATTGCAGAGGATATTGATAATGAAGCATTAGCTACTTTAATTGTTAATAAAATGAGAGGCACAATGAAAGTATGTGCTGTAAAAGCACCTGATTTTGGGGATAGGAGAAAGTTAGTTTTAGAAGATATTGCTATTACAACAGGTGGTCAAGTATTTAGCAAAGATAAGGGAATGAAACTTGATAAATTTAGTTGGGAATGGTTTGGTGAAGCTAGAAACGTAACTGTAACTAAAGAACAAACAACTATTGTAGATGGAAAGGGATCAATTGAATCAATTGAAGCACGTATTGAAGAATTACAACAACAAATCGACAAAGCAACTACACCATTTGAAATAGAAAAACTCCAAGAAAGGTTAGCTAAATTTGTAGGAGGAGTTGCTATTATTCACGTGGGTGGTGCTACTGAAACCGAAATGAGAGAGAAGAAAGATAGAGTAGATGATGCATTACACGCCACTAAGGCTGCCATTGAGGAAGGAATTGTCCCTGGTGGTGGTGTCGCTCTATTATATGCTTCACAAATATTAAGACGCAACCAAACAGGAAGTGCTATAGTTAGACGTGCATGTAGAATGCCATTTAATCAAATATTAGTTAATGCTGGATATGAGACAACTGAAGCACAAATGTTAGGTAAATATAACTTAGTAGAATCAGGCAATGATGTTTGGGCTGGGATTAATGTTGAAACTGGAGAAGTTATTAATATGAAGGAATCAGGTATTATTGATCCTACTAAAGTAACTAGAACAGCTCTACAAAATGCTGCCTCAATAGCAGGTACAATATTACTTACAGAATGTACAGTAGTAGATGAACCCAAAGAAGATAAACAACAACCACAATTAGACCCTATGATGGGAATGATGTAAATTTAAATTTAATTAATTATGACAAAGCAAGAAATTTTCGAACAAATTGATGCACTGTATGAAACATTTAAAGCAGAGCATGGTACAACTACTAAAGCTGGAGCACAAAGAGCTCGTAAAGCTATTGGTAGTATCAAGAAATTAGTAACAGATTATAGAAAAGCTTCAGTAAATGAAAGCAAATAATCCTGAAATTAATATTATTGAGGATAACGTTCTTATTGCTAGGCGGGTGCCGCCTGGTGATAAGTGGCGTTTAGTAGCAAATGAACCTGATGGACAAGTTCATCCTACTTTAACTGATACTTTAGAAGCATATATGACAAAAACTGGATTTAAGGGAGAGTATCGTTTAGCTCCTTTGAAAAGTGAATTATTTGCCGTAAATTCAACGGAGGAAATAATTGAACCAGAACCAGAAAAAAGATATTCAATATATGGTGAATACTAAAGAGAACACATTATTAAATGAAAAATATCGTCCTGATAGTTTAGATAATTATGTTGGTAATCCTAATTTAAAATCAACGCTATCGAAACAATTATCCCAAAATGATATTCAAAATTATCTATTTTACGGACCCGCAGGTACAGGTAAAACTACACTTGCTAAGTTAATAGTTAATAATTTAGATTGTGATTCACTTTATATTAATGCTTCAGATGAACGAGGCATTGAAACCATAAGAGATAAAGTAACCGGTTTTTCATCTGTTGCCAGTATTAAATCTTTAAAAGTAGTAATATTAGATGAAGCTGATTTTTTAACAATTCAAGCACAAGCTTCTTTACGTAATGTAATTGAAACGTTTTCTCGGACTACAAGATTTATCCTAACTTGTAATTTTGTAGAAAGGATTATTGATCCTATCCAATCACGTTGTCAAACATTTAAAATAGTTCCACCGACTAAAAAAGAAGTAGCGGTCCACATAGCAGGAATATGTGATAAAGAGAATATAGGTTATGAAATTCCATCGGTAGGGAAATTAGTAAATAAGTATTATCCTGACATTCGTAAAATGTTAAATACTGTTCAATCAAGTACTGTAGAGGGCCATTTACAACTTGATGATAGTTTACTTGTTTCATCTAGTTATATGGACTCTGTGCTTGAAGAGTTAAAACAGGGCAATTATAAAAATATAAGACAAATAATAGCAGATTCGGGAGTAGATGATTTTGAAGAATTATTTCGTTTTTTATATGAAAATGCTTCTGAATATATGCCTAATAAAGAAGGTACGGCTGCTATGTTAATAAATGAACATCAGTATAAATCAAATTTTAGAATTGATAAGGAAATAAATTTAATGAGTTTAATTCAAATGATAATAAATAGTAAATAATGGAACAAGTTCAACAACCACAAATTGATCTTAAAAATACAAGAGGTATAAAAACATCTGATGATAAAAGTATATTCCAATCAGGATATATTTTACGTAGAGTATCTAAATTTGTAACAGGTACAAGTGAAGATGCTATGGTACCTATTCCTGTATTTTTTGAACCAAATACCGGAAAAATATTAACTGATTCTGTACCTAAAGAATTAAGAGAGGAATTAGCGGATGAACTTATTTGATTGGTTAAAAGAAATCAATTATAAAAAATCTCCGGTTGATTCATTTACTGATAAAAATTGGGATGAGTTTAATGCCTATATGGTACATCGATTTTTATCCATGGATAGTAGTTTATTAGAACTAGTAAATGAAGTGCAATCACTTCCACCCACAGATAAAAAACAAATATACTCTATTTATAAAGAATACATACCTAAAAATAATAAATGGAATAAGTATATTAAATCAACAGTTAAACAACCTAATAAAGATTTAATTCAATATTTAAAAAATTATTTTAAATTGTCATCTAGAGAAATTCTAGATTACATAAATATTTTGTCCAAGAATCAGATTATTAGTATATTATCCCAATTAGGAATTGAAGATAAAGAAATAAAAAAACTTTTAAAACGTGGATAAAGCTTATATTCTCCATGCTAATGAAAAATATTTTGATATAGTATCTACTTGTATCAAATCAATTAGAGAATATAGTAATTTACCTATTTACTTATATTTAATTAATAGTAGTAAAAAATATAATACAGATAATGTTACTACTATTAGATGGAATATATCATTAACAGACTTAGATGATAGGTACTTAACAGCAGATGAAAATTTTTATATTAATAGAAGCAGCAGTGAAATTTATAATATTTTAATTCAAAAACCATTAATAACTAAACATGCTTTAAAAAACTTTGCTGATGTAGTAGCATATATTGATAGTGATTCTATTGCTACCCCGTATGTAGAAAATATATTTAATTTTAATGTTGATAATTCAGCTTATCCCTATTTTGGAGAAGGAATTTATGATTATCTTCATTATAATGGTAAAGGAGGGGCAATGGATAGGAATGATTTAAGTACTACTTTAGAACATCCTGTTAGTGAATTATTTAAATTTGACCAATATAAAAGATTAGATCAAAGGTATAGACAAACAGGTTACTTTATAGCAAATAAAAATAATATTGATTTTTTAGAGGAATGGTATTGGATGTGTAATCATCCTTTAATTTTAAAAAATAATTCACATTATGCCCCTTTCCACGAGGAAACTATACTTAACCCACTACTTTGGGAAAAAGAATTTTATAATGGCTTGCCTCTCATATATATTAATGGTACATTACCCACAATAAATGAAGTATATAATGACTTACAATTTGTAGGTGTGCCTAAAGATATAAGACCTTGGCTTAAATTGCCATCTAAAAAAGAATACCTACTATTTTTTCATGGTGAAAAAAGAATAGATATGATGAATAAAATGATAATCCAAATAAAACAATTATATGAACAAGGAACTATTTGACATGTTAATGTCCGAAGCAGTTGCCGACAGAAATAAGGCAATTTTAACTCTTAATTTATTAACTGAACACCCAGCAGGTATTGGAGATCACTCCACTAAAGATTTTTGGGATAATGCAACCGAAGCATTAAAATTATTAGCATCAGCTGATGAAAGAATTGAAACATTAAATAAATATTTTACATCTCCAAAAGACCAAATAAATGGGTGATACATTAAAAAAATGGGAAGAAACCCGTACTGATGAAGTAGAACTTAAAACTACTAAAACAAGAAAATTACCTAAGTATGATGCTGTGGTTTCACTTTTTGAAAATGAATACCCAGAATTATCTAAGGAATTTAAGGATATCCAAAAAGAAATGTATAGTATGTTTGCTCGTAAACACATGGATTATGGATTGAATAATATTGCCTTAGGAGGTGATCTAAGTAATCAGGAAGATAAAAAGTTTTCACTTACTGGTCTAACAATCAGGCTAACAGATAAAATTTCTAGATTAAAAAACTTACTTGTTAACGGAAAAAATTTCGTTAAAAATGAAAGTATGGAAGATACGTTTATTGATATAGCCAATTATGGAATAATTGGTTTATTAGTAGGACGTAACAAATGGAAAAAATAAATTTTGCCTAAAAAAATCCCTAAAATAATTAGAGAGATACAGAATAACCCACCCCAAGAAATAAACTTTGCTTACCAGAAAAACATCTCGTATTCGCAGATGTCATTGTTTAGATCTTGTCCTCATAGGTGGAAACTTCAGTATAAAGATAAGATAAAAGTATTTACTTCATCTATTCATACTGTATTTGGTACTGCTATACATGAAACACTACAACATTATTTAGATGTAATGTATAACAAGTCTAGTAAATTAGCAGATGAAATAGATTTAGAAGATAATTTTCAAACTAACTTTATAAATGAATATCAAAAACAATATAAATTAAATAATAATGAACATTTTTCTTCTGCTGAAGAAATGAGGGAATTTTTTGAAGATGGAGTTGGTATTTTAACTTGGTTTAGAAAGAAAAAATCAAATTATTTTAAAAAACGGGGATGGCATTTAGTAGGATGTGAATTACCTATTGTTATAGCTCCTAACAAAATGTATAATAATATATTGTATACAGGATATTTAGATCTTGTTTTATATGATGAAAAATACAATCAATTTAAAATAATTGATATAAAAACCAGTACTAGGGGTTGGAAAGATAGAGATAAAAAAAATGAAGATAAACAATTTCAATTATTATTATATAAACAATTTTTTTCGGATCAATATCATATTCCTATTGATAATATAGATATTGAATTTTTTATAGTTAAACGTAAAGTATTAACTTGGGATGATGATAATATTTTATCACCACATCAAGCATATAGAGTACAAACATTTACCCCTCCAAGTGGAAGGATTAAATTAGGTAGAGCTAAAAAGGCTATAGATAATTTTGTAAGAGAATGTTTTGTATCAAGTGGAGAAATAAAAGAAATTCATTATCCTAAATCACCTAGTAAGTGGAATTGTGGGTTTTGCCCTTTTAAAGAGGATTTAAATTTATGCGGAGAAGGATTAAAATTTTAGATATTTCTATATACGTATAATAAACGTTTTAAAATAAAGATTATGCCAAACAAAGACATGACATTAACAAGTGTTAAAATCAAAAGTGATTTATTTGAGAATTTTAAAATTGAGTGTGTAAAGCGTAAGTTTTCATTTCAAAAACTTGCCGATCGATCTATTTATTTGTATCTTACAGATGATAATTTTCGTAAACAAATTGCAACTCAAACTAATCTTGAATTATAAATCAAAAATTAATGAATCAAAGTTTTAAACATCTTCCCAAATCGGAAAGAAAAAAAATACTTTTAATTTGTGATGATATTAGAGTGCATTCGGGGGTAGCTACTGTTGCTCGGGAAATAGTAATGCATACATGTCATCATTTTAATTGGGCACAAATAGCAGGAGCTATTAAACACCCAGATAAAGGTAAAGCATTAGATATAAGTAAAGATACTGGTGATAAAATGAAAGTTGATGATGCATATGTAATGATGTATCCAACTGATGGTTATGGTAATATTGAATTATTACGTAGTGTTATAAAAAGGGAAAACCCCGATGCTATAATGTTAGTTACGGATCCAAGATACTTTGGTTATATTTTTCAAGCTGAACAAGAAATAAGAAAAAATATACCTATTACTTATTTAAACATATGGGATGATTATCCAGCACCAATGTATAATCGTGCCTTTTATGAAGCATGTGATTTATTAATGGGTATTTCAAAACAAACAGTTAATATAAATAAAATTGTATTAGGTGAAGCTGCTAAAAATAGAATATTTAAATATATTCCCCATGGTTTAGATACAGAAGATTACCATCCTGTATCTGATACAGATCAAGCATTAGTTAAATTTAAAAACGATTTCTTTAATAAAGAAAACCCTGATTTTGTTTTATTCTTCAATTCCAGAAATATTAGACGTAAACAAATTCCGGATGCTATGTTAGCATTTAGAGCATTTTTGGATACATTACCTCAGGAAAAAGCAGACAAATGTAAATTTGTTTTACATACCGAATTAAAAAGTGATCATGGTACTGATTTACGTAAAGTAAAAGAATATTTTTTTGATGAAAAATACTCTAATGTAATTAGATTTTCACATAATAAACTTAGTGCCGAACATTTAAATTATTTGTATAATATAGCTGATGCCCAAATATTACTTACTTCAAATGAAGGTTGGGGATTAACAATTACTGAAGCTATATTAGCTGGGACACCTATTATAGCTAATGTAACAGGTGGAATGCAAGATCAAATGCGATTTGAAGATGAAAATGGGAATTGGTTTACTCCATCTCCAGATTTACCTTCAAACCATAGAAAAACATTTACTAAACATGGTGAATGGGCTTTTCCTTGCTTCCCAACTTCTCGTTCAGTACAAGGTTCACCTACAACACCTTATATTTTTGATGATAGGTGTAAATGGGAAGATGCTACTGAACATTTAATTACTTTATATAATATGACTCGTGAAGAACGTAAGGCATTAGGTAATAAAGGGAGAGAGTGGGCAATTAGTGATGAAGCAGGGTTTACTGCTAAAAAAATGTCTTATAGAGTAATGGAAGCATTTACTGAATTATTTAATACTTGGGAACCTAGAGAAAAGTATGAAATTGTAAATGCAACTGAATATAAAGGAAGACACCTAACACATAAATTATATTATTAATGAATAAACCAGTTTTTGCAATTAGTTGCCCATATGACACATATTCTGGATATGGTGCACGAGCTAGAGATATAGTTAAAGCTATAATTAATACCGGTAAATACGATGTAAAACTAATGGCTCAACGATGGGGTTCAACCGCATGGGGATTTTGTGATGACCACCCTGAATGGGCTTATTTAAAAGGACATCAATTACCCGAAAATAAATTAGCAACTAAACCAGATATTTGGATGCAAATTACTATTCCAAATGAATTCCAACCAGTAGGAAAATATAATATTGGGTGCACAGCAGGAATTGAATCTAATTTATGTAAAGTAGAATGGATTGAGGGATTAAACAGGATGGATTTAAATTTTGTTTCATCAAATTTTGCTAAACAAACGTTTGAAGGCACTAAATATGAAATGAAGGATAAAAAAACAAATCAAACTGTAAAAACTACTAAATTAGAAAAGCCAATTGAAGTAATATTTGAAGGGGCTAATTTAGATGTTTATAAACCTATAACCTCTAAAGAAATTAAAAGTATTAAATTAGAAGAAATTAAGGAATCATTTTGTTTTTTATTTGTAGGTCATTGGATGCAAGGAGCTTATGGACATGATAGAAAAAATGTTTGGAAAACTGTTAAGGCATTTTTTGAAACATTTAAAAATGCAAGACAAAAACCCGCTCTAATATTAAAAGCTTCTGTTGGTGT